ACATTGAAGTCGGAAAAGTCTCCCTTCGCACTGGCGGTGATTTGATGGCTGTTGTCGGGCGACCCAAAGCACCAGAGGCGGTTGGCAAAGGGCGCGACCGCCTGTGTGCGCAGGAGAAGGGGTTCCTTGCTTTCTTCTTCTTCAGAAGCTTTTTGCAGGGTCTCATTAACTTTTTCCATGTCCACCTGAAGCAATTCCGTCAAATATTGGGGCGTGTAGCTGGTAACAGGCCACTCCAGCACTTCAAAGGAAAACAGGCTTCTTAAAATGGCGGGGTTTTCCAGCTTGGCTTGTTCAACCACCTGTTGGTAGCAGGAACCAGAGGCCAAGGAAGCAGAAGCAGAAAATTGTTGTTTTTGGTCATAAATCTGCTGAACCCTGTCGTTGAATTTGGCCAACGCATCCTCATCCACCCTGAAGCGGTACAGGGGGTGTTTCAGGCCAAGGCACACGTACAAAACTCCCTGGTAAGTGGAATACGTCATGGTTTTAAGGCAAAAGGGGCGCCCTGGCTTGTAGATGAGGGTGTCCACCAAGCTTTCCCCATTGTAAAACACATATACCAGCAATTGCCCCAAGGGCGTGCGCTCAAAGGCCAGCAACAGGGAAAGTTCCCTGGAATAAGGCAAATGAATCATGCGCCTTTGTTTGCCAATAGGAGGCAGGGAACAGGGGGCAGGAGGCGGACGGGATGAGGAGGATGCGCTTCCTGGGTGTTCCGGCTCCTGTCCTCTGTTCGCTGGTTGGTCAAGAGTTGTGTAGTCAAAAAACGGGGTACGTTCCTCAAGCTTCTTTCTGATGCGAAACAACCTTGAGGCCAAATCTTGCGCCGTTGGCACATCACAGGGGCCAGAGGACAAGAGACAGGCATCAGAAGAGGCATTTTCTGGCTGTTTCTCTGAACCCTGATCCCGCTGATGCGTGCGCATCAGCCCTGATGCCTGTTTCCCCCAGATAAACTCGGTACCAGGACGGCGTGTCAAACCGCCGGAGGGCAGGTTCATCCAGTTAATGATTTTCTTCGCCCCGTTTTGGTACAAGGGCAGGTCAGGCCGCCCCTCAATGGTGGGGGTTAATTCTCCTGCCGCAAAAGAAGACTTTGTACCGTATACCCACCGAGGGGTTTCGTTTGACATGCCATTTTCTCCCTCTTTCTGGCTATTTTTCTGGCCCCTGATGCCTGATCCCTGGTACCTGGAGCCGCAGGCTCCCCCCTCTATCTGTAGGCATTTTTTATGAATCCCTCAATCCGCACCAGCCGCTTGCACTCTTCCAGCTTTTTGAGGTACTGGAGCCGCAAGCCATCGGCAAACGCCGCATCGGATTGCAGCGAATAGGCCACATTGGCGGCCAGGTTAAAGCTGGCCAAGGCAGCATAAAGGTCAGGCACAAGGGCGTCATCAAAAGCGTCAACGTTACTGTAGGACACCCATCCTCCCGTTCGCCGTTTTCCCATGAGGGCGTAAAGCGTTGCGCCGGACTGGTAAAAACAGGCGTCAATCTTGCCGCCCTTCACCCAAAACTGCTGCGCCGCGTCCGTATGCCACTCCCTCCCTTGAGATGGAGCAACTAAAAGTACGCTTAACACATCGTTGAGGGGGGCTTGGTTATCTTCGGGCACGTTTTGCTCCCGCAGCCTGACCCGCTCAAACGCTGACGGGTTTTGGGGAACATAATCACGGAATTGCGCGATGGAGAAAGGCCACGGGCAAGCCATGTATGCTTCCTCCATGGCCGATTCAATAAACGTGTGGGACAGTTTTTCCGCCCGCGTGGCGGTGGACGCGCGGGATACCCCCATCTCCACGCCCAAAAGGGCGCAAGCCTTGTGGATGATGTCGAGGGCAATCCGGCTGTCCATACCGTCTCCTTGGGGTTAGGTGAATAATGCCCGTACCGCTCCGTTACAGGCGTCCGCGTCTGCCCCATCGGCGGCCAGCAATGGCAATGTCCCGTGGTCTGCAACGTTGTACGGCGTGGCGCACTTGACGCAGACAACCCCCTTGTCCTCCATGCGCACCGCCCCGATCGAATCCGCCACATACACGCTCCAGGCATAGTGGTTCTGGGGCATCTCGTCCACCTTGGTGATGAACGCCCCCTTTACCCGCCCGAAGACCACGGCGGATTCGGCGAACGCATAGCAGTCACGGAAGACGTAGAGGGGGTTTAAATGCCCCAAAGCGTTTGCGGCCAAGCCAATTTTTGCGGGCAACAAGTCCGTCAGGGTAAAGCTGAATCCCATAAAGCTGTTGACATCCCCTGATACAAGCGCGCGTACCGTGTTGAAGTCAATGCTGGTGATAGATGGGTCTTCCAGCAAGTCCGTGATTTGTTCTACCGTGCAGAGGAAGTGGAACTTTTCAGCGTGGGAAGGGTAAGCCCGCTTCAGGCGTTGGCGGGCTTCCATGAGCTTGCGGATGGTGAGTTTGGAAGCGTTGCGGTTGGCCGCTTGCAGTTCCGGCGTTGCCCCCATGATGACGGACGTGGCGGGTTCGTTGGTTTCATCGGCGGCATCTCCGTTGTTGGCTGCTGTCCCGATGGCAAGCGTTGCATGGAGAGGAACAATGTGGCTCGCCGTCAAAAAGGGAAAGTTCGTTTCAATGGCGTTACCAGCCGCATTGAGCCGCTTGCCGGAAACCGTACGGCCAAGGGATGCTATGATCTTCCTATCCGCATGCCGCCCCATGGCGTAGCCGGCGTCTTTCGTATAGTGGCTGCGGGGGTCGGCGAGCAGGTTCAGGTTATCACCCCTGTCAAGGCAGGCGTTCCAGTAGATCATTTGGGCGTTCAGTTGCCGCCGCTGCATGGGGATTTGGCGCACCGCCACCGTATCGGCGATGTTGTAGCTCGTGTCCCCGTGCTTGCCCCGGTCAAGGGCTTCAACCGTCTCAAGGGTCGTAAAATGCTCCACCTCATGCTCCATCAGTTCCTGACGGACAAGCTTTTGCAAGGCGGAGCCTTCTTGTTGGATAACATGCCTCAGATTGGCGTTGAATTGCTCAACGAGGCCGGGGACTTGCTGGATCGACATTGGGATAACTCCTTTAAAAACATGAATATTGACTCAATTCTTTGAGACTTCTTCCATGTCTTTCCAGGTGAGTTATCCAAGGAATGCCCTCAAGAGGGTATACCCATGGGCTACAGGAAAAGATTATATATCCGATGCCTGGTAAGCGGCCTTGTAAAGCTCCCGCATCTTATTGATGGCGTCTTGCCGCTTTTCAAAATCGCTTCCTCGATATTGTAACTGGAAAGCGGGGTCTGATTCAAGCTTTTTGATCTCCTCCAGCGCAGTTTGCTTGAGCGTGGACAGTTTGGGCGAATCCCCCGTCACGAGACGGTCAGATCCCAGTTTTTCGCCTACGCGGCTTAAAAACTGAACCAACGCGGGGTTGTAGCCCGTTTCCTCCACCAAAACGGCTAATTCTTGACGTAGGGAGGCCTCCTCCCCAAACTGCCCCAAGGCCGCCTGGATCTGTTTAATGTTCAAATCCATTTTCTCCCCAAACGCTTCTTCGAGGGTTTTTAGGTTCTGGGCGCGGGTAGTTTCCGCCTTGGCTTTGGCTTCCTCTTCCATTTGGGCGGACGCCTCAATCATGCGGGACAGCACGGCCTGTCCCTGTTTTTTGGTGAGGCCACTGGCATGGAACAGGTCTTCATAGCGGGCAAGGACGGCCTCGTCTTCCTCGCCACTGACCGCCAAGTCGTCAGGGCGGTAGCGTTTGTCTTCTGGACGCCCGATCTTTTTGTAAAACGCCTCCCACTCCGCCTCATTAGCATTTTCCTTTGGGATGGCGACCCGCATGCTTAATGCCTTTTCGCCTTCGAGGTAGGATTTAACAAGGCTGGCCTTGTCCTTGAACTTCACCAGTGAAGGTGAATTCTTCAGGTCATCGGGCAGCCCTTCCCGCCAGTCCGCAGGGACAGGGGAAAGCGTGTCGTCACTTTCCCTGTTTTGGGCGATTGCGTTTTCAATAGGGTTCGTTTGTTCCGTCATTGATGTTTCCATCATTGATGGTTCCGTCATCGTAGCCTCCATTTGTTGTTTTATAAATGTTAGGGACAGGGTTTGGGTTGAGCATGTAAATGATCTCCAACGCCAACGCGCGTTTGCCTTCGTTAAAGGCCGTGCTTAAGGGGCTTTCGCCTGTAAAGCTCACCGTATGCACGGAGCCCCGTTGAATAATATCGGCTAAAACCAACTGGCCGTGGGGGCAAGAAAACGTATTGTGGTAATCCTTGCGCATAGCCTCCAGGTCATAAACCTTGTTTGAGGGTTGGCGGGGGTAAAACACGGTTTCAAAGTCCAGAGTCATACCCCGCCTCCTTGCAACATCGCTTCCTGAAGCATGATGCGCCTTCTCTGGGCTTGCGCCTTCTCCTCTTCCGTATTCATCACCTTCCCTGGTACGCCCTTCAATTCCACAAAGCTCTGCAAAACCCTGTCCCAATTGATGTTGTCGTAAATTTCAGGGTAAATGGCAGGGATGCCGGAGCGTTGCAGGAACCCCAGAACGGCTTCTGTACTGTTGTAGGCTGCTGACTTTTGCGCCCGTGACAGGGGCGAGATATATTCAATCCCGATTTCAGGGCGGGAAGAATTGCCAAGTTTCGGAAGACGCCCGTATTTATCCAAAATATGGTACACTGACAGGATTAGCGGGTTTAAAAACTCCGTCTCAATCCGCCCCACAATCGCGCCCATGAGGCGCATTTGCTCTTCTGCGCGCGCTTGCACTTCGGCAGCCGTCATCTCCTTCGTTTCCTTTCCCATACGGAACAGGTCAATGTAAAACGCCTGTTTGATGGCCTCGCGGCATTGCCCCATCTCCTCAAAGGAAATCTGGACGTTTTCCATGGGCGATACAGGCCGCACGGGGTCAACAATCCCGTTGCGGTAAAAGTTGATCGAGCCTGGGGTAATCGACAACGGCAAGTGGTACCCGTTCTCCGGCACCAATAGCGGCGGGTCAAGGGCTTTGTTCATGATTTTGATGTGGCTTTGGCGCAGGATGTTCAAAAGCTTGATGTCGGCCATGACATGCCCGCCTGGGGCGGAGCCATACCCGTCCGCATCTTCCACCGTCCAGCGCGTCACCAAAAAGGGAAAGTACCCATAGCCTCCTTCCTCAATAAGGCGTGAATTCCCAAAGTCAATGTAGGTGGATTCATAAGGAAATCCTTTGTTGTTTTTGCTGGAGGATTTCGTTTCCTCTTTTTTGCGTACGACATGGAGGACTTCAATGAGTTCATCTTCCTTGTTCTCGGCAGCCATTTTTTGGAATACGGGATCTTTTGGCCACTGGCGAAGGGCGTTGCGGGCAGGCATGGAAAAAAAGCGGCTTAAGGATTCCACCTGGCCAAGGGGGTTTTCCTCGATGAAGCATTCCTTCAAATCCAGGCACCGAAAAAACAGGTTTTGGGGAAGTTCGGGGGCTTCCTCCACGTAAAACACCGCCGTCCCGTAAGCCACAAGGTTTAAAAAGAATACATGCGCTTGGTTGTAAAAATTGTTAAAGGGATCGGCAAAAACCCTGTACAGTTCGATCTCTACCGCGTCTTCCCAGGACTTGATCGCAGGGTCGGGGGCATCGTAGGGAAGACCAGGATATGATGACGCTGGCCCGCCTTCCAACGCCGCTTTGACGCTGAACCAGGGGTAGGAAGGGTTCACCAGGAGCATCTGAAGGCCGGAGGCCAACTGCTCACGGCACCATATCGGCGTGGAGTCAAAAACCTGTTTCGCGCTTTTGAGGGGATTTTGCGGACATACGTAACGCTCGATATCCGTCCATACCCCTTCCCATCGGTGCCGCTTGCGCTTCAGGGTTTCAAACCGCGCCACAAGGGTTTTGATGCGCTCAGCGTCCATGGGCAACGTCTCCGGCTAACCTTCCCAGGTGGGGTAAGGGCATGCGGGACGCCTCCCGCTTTTTCTTTTTCGTGATGGTAGGGGCGTGTTCCTGACCAAC